TTCTTCATGCCTGTCATGTCCGAAGAAGTAGCGTTCGGCAATTTTTCCATTCTTGAATAACCCATGATATTTCCTTTGCAAAGGTGAACAATTATTAACTTAAGTTAATGGCTTGTCAATAGCCTCGATAGCTACTGTTGCGCCACCACCTGATTTTATAGTAGCGCGTTGAATAGTCAAATGGTCAATTTGCTCGTCATCATCAAATACACCAGCATCTTGCAAGGCATCCAAACAAGCTTTTAGCCGGTTATCTAAATCAATCTTGCGCTTATCTCGTGGATGCAAATAAATGAGCATTTTTAATCGGTTAGTGCCCAATTTCGGCACTTTTTGATCAATGACGCATTCAGCAACGTCAATTTTGAATTGTCTGCCAGCTGTGGATAAGTAACGTCTGCCACCCGATTGCAACCAATAATGATTAACGGAAGGCGGTAGCGGCAGTTCAATGATTACCAAGCAGTTCCTCCGTCCATGCTAAGAGTTCTTCCTCTGTCGTTTGGTAATGCCTTTCAAACGCTTTACGCCCCATTCCATGGACACCAGCGTCAAAGCGATGGTGTGCAGGACACAGACCAATAACAGGGGAGTTATTACGACGACCAGCGCGGCGAATATGATGAATTTCGCAAGGAGTGATTCCGTCATAATTTAACTTTCTGCATAAAATGCATCCAAGTTCCGCAACTCTGTCGTAATGCTTATTTTTTGCCATCTAACTTTTTATTCATACATCCGCTACACACCCAACGTCTATTTCTTCCATTCATGATTATTTTCCAATAACCACCCTCTGAATTTTTACTTAAGGAGCAATTGCTACAGTATCTATCACCGGTAGGACTTTTTTTAGCTGGTTCAAATTCATCAAGATTTAACATTAGCGTATTACTTTATTTAGTTGTTATTATTAGATTTTTTACTATTTTCTACGAAAGCGCTTATGACAGTTGCCGCTTGCTCAGAAGAAGAATTTATTAAGTTGTGGAATGATGTTCAATCTCCCGCAGAGATGGCAAGAATTCTAAATGTAGCTATAAGAATGATATATCGAAGAAGGGCAAATATAGAAAAAAAGCATTCAATTATCTTACCAGTTTTTGATAAAAGATCACCCACTTTCAATGTTGTATATCCAAACAATGGAGTTCGCGCCACAGCAGAATTAGATAACGGCGTAATTATTGTTGGTTCAGACTGCCATTATTGGCCTGGCGTTATATCCACCGCTCACAAAGCTTTTGTGCATTTAGCAAAAGAACTTTCTCCTAAAATGATTGTCCTTAATGGTGACGTATTTGATGGTGCATCTATCAGCCGCCATGACCCTCAAGGATGGACTACAACACCAACAGTTAAGCAAGAACTAGATGCCTGTATAGAACGCCTCACAGAGATCGAAAACGTGGCTGCAAACGCCAAACTGCATTGGACATGGGGTAACCACGACATGCGCTTTAATACGCGCCTAGCCGCTCAAGTTGGGTCCGCGTGGCAAGGTATTCAAGGCATGAACCTATCCGATCATTTCCCACGGTGGAAATTCAGTACTTCATTGTTAGTTAATGAAAACACAATGATTAAGCATCGCTGGCATAACGGCATTCACGCTATTTATAACAACACGCTTAAATCTGGCGCATCAGTTGTTACAGGGCACTTACATAGCTTAAAAGTAATTCCATGGACAGATTACAACGGTACACGCTACGGTGTGGATACAGGAACCCTTGCGAGTATTGATGATGATTCCTTTGCTTATTCTGAAGATTCTCCTAAAAACTGGCGTTCTGGTTTTGCTGTTTTGACATTTGATGAGGGTGAACTTTTACCGCCGGAACTATGTCAAGTATTAGATGAGGCTAAGGGCAAATGCTATTTCCGTGGCTCAATATTTTATGTGTGAATAGTCATCTAAATGCCACATGACAAGGATATTATAGGTTTGCAGTACCCTATAACCTATTTCTTGGAGTAAACAAAATGGCTTTGATTATTGATTACGAAAACAAATTGATCTACGTTGGCGACGGTTACGAAATTGTTCAGTACGAAGAAGAAGATGCTACATTCTTTGATGACGAAGGCAATGAATACTGGTACGACGAAGCAGAAGATATCACTTATATCTACGACGAAGAAACTGAAGATTGGTACGAAGTCGAAGAAGATGACGATTCAGCAGCATGGTAAAACAAAGGGCCACAAGGCCCTTTTCTACATGTTGTCTCGTATTGCTCTGACTGGTATATCTGTCTTTTCATGTATGCGCAAAATAACCATGTCAGATACTGGCGCACCGTGTCTTATCTTGCTAATCGTTGGAAATCCTAAATCTAGTATTTGAGCAACTTCGCGATCTGTTTTTAAATCAAGTTCCCTGCGCAAAAAGTCGATCAATTTATTATCTACATGCGTTGGTCTCATAATGAACCCTTCCTCCGGTTAGCGGATAACGTCTGCCAAATCTCTGTAATACGTATTTCATGCTGGCGTTTGTTATCCAAAATTTTAAATTGTTTGTAATTCTCAACCCATTCAGCTACTGCGTTCTCGTATCCAGGGCTGTCTATAGCTTGCGCTTCCCTTTCTGCCACCGTACCACTAGCAAGTAAAAATGAATGCGCCTTGGCCTGTTTAATGGCCTCCTCGCACCGTTTAACCTCGCCTGATAGTTCTGCGTGTTCTTGGTCTGTCCTACTTAAGTAAATTAATGCTTTCTCAACCCGCGAATCATTTAAGTTTTCTAATTCCATTATCGCCAATCTCCTTTATTTCCTCGATTATTTTTGTTCCATTGTTCTCGCGCATCTTTTTCTAATCTGTCTGTACTTCGCCACTTCTTTACTTCTTCAAAATAATCAAGCATTGGTTGCCTACCTTTTACTCGCAGCTGCAATACATATCTAACTTCACATTGATGCCTGTAATCTTCGCTGCTGTTTACCATTGCGCAGCCATTGCATCAGCTATACCTTGAAAGGTTTTGCTTCTTATCTTCCATCGGTCTGGCGTTGGCGGTAATTTATGTATTCGTTGTTCTCGCCCATCAACAATATTTGTGGCCGTTAATTTAGGTAAATTTTTAAGCCAAAAACAAGTAGCTTTTGTTTCGCCATGCCCGAACATCCAAGGTTGGATTATTTGATCTGGTTTTCTAATCTTGCTGCTAATAATACTTATTGGGTTTTCTAAAGCAATTTTTTCAATTGGTGCATCTAACAAAAGCCGTACAAAATCTAATGCTTCTATTTGTTCTTTTTGTTTATCTTTAAACCATCTAGCACCGGATACCGCCAAATGGGTACAAGGCGGGTGAGCAATCATTAAATCCCAACCATCATTTATAACGTCTAATACGTCGCCTTGATAATGCGGCCCATCAACATCAGTCGGTAATAAGTCGCATGACATAGCGTCGTGTCCAACAGCTATAAAAGCATCCCTAACCGTTCCTGAATATTCACAAGCAACCAAAACTCTCATGCTAATGACCTAATCTTCTCTGCAATACGCTTGCGCAACTCGCTAAAGCTTTCACCTGGCAACGGATTAACGCCAACTTCCCTAGCCTTTGCCATAGTCAATTGCTCGTCTGAATACCAAGGCAACGCTGGCGGTTTCTTTTCCTGCATATCTAATTCATCCTCCCAACGCGCTTGCCTTAAAAACGTGCTGGCATGTGGTATGAACTCTGTGTCTGTCTCTTTTAACCGCCAGTATTTAATATGCACCGGCAATGCTTCAAAAGCCGCTTCTTGCTCATCTTTAGTCATGCGCTCCCAAATCTTTTGCGCAACACGCTTGCTAACCTTTCTTGGGTATAGTTTCCAGAATTCGTCAAACATTCTTTTCTTTCAGCTTGGCTTCAATGGCATTAAAAATGTCGTCAAACTTATAATGCGCTTGCTCTCGTATTTCATCTCGCTCATCATCCGTCAGCCCTACCCATTCGCTCTGTGGTGGGGATGTGTACAACGGAACCTTATCCATCTTCACAACCGTTGGCGTTTCCCATTTAATAAGCGTTGCCCATTCAAGTTTACGTTCTTCGATGTTGATGTACGCTACTGGCTCGCTCATATTTCCTCCTGCTTAATATTATTAAGGCTGCTTAATCTTTACGTCAAGCATTATCTTTACTTACTTTTATTTATTTTTGTTTTAGGCATAGGACAAGACAATTAGGTGGTACTCACCCAATTTAGCCACTTGCTTCAGTAAAGTCGTAAAGTAAAGTCTTACAAGCTACTACACCCGAAGGACTACGTTCATTTCCAAGAGGACGATTACGGATCGCCTAGCCGCCACACCACCTGTGTTCTCTTGTTCCTGTGATACCCGTAGTAAGTTCACGCGCTGTCTTGTCAGTAGGCGCATAGGTTTTCTTGGTAGCCGCCCCTACAAGGCGCATTGCTGACGTGACCAGTACGGTCTAAACGCAAAAAAGCCCTTTAGTCTTGGCTCTCTGCGTGTGGTGGCACGCCCGATAAGGTTGAGAACCAAAGCTAAAAGGCTTTGATTTTTATCCATGCCACCACATAGACGTAGCAACATTAACACAAGTAAAAAAAAGCCTCAAGTACATTCTTGAGGCCAAAGCCGCCGGAGGAGAAAGGCGGCGCGAGATTAGTACCAGTATACTAACACTATTTGCGTCATTTAGTGTGTTTCAGCGAAATTTCGGGCCATATCCACGCATACATAGCAGGGAACATAGTCTTTCTGCTAATTAATCCTTCGCTTTGTTCCTCAATCATCGCAGCCAGATATACGCGCTTATCCTCTGGAATGCCGTTTTTACGCCATACGCATACCGCTGGCGGACTAATATTTAGCCGTTTAGCAATAGCTGTCGGGCCACCTAACATATCTATTATCTGGGAATCATTCATTAACGTAGATTAACAATAAATGCTTGACTCGTCAATTAATCTAGCTTAACCTGTTTCTTGTCGTGAATTTACGGCATTCATCTAGGAGACTTTACTTATGGAAAATCTAATGCAAGAAATCGAGGAACGACTTGACGAAGTTCTTTGGAAAAT